CACACGACCATCGGCCCCTGAATACGACAGCCTGTCGTCAAGGGTTATTGATGGCAATTTTGAGCAGGATGCTGTCGGCAACTGGTCTTTGCCCCATGTCGTTGAGCAGCAACCGCTTGAGCAAGCAGGGCGTAACATTCGCTCTCGCCGTGATGGCCTGCTGCAAGAGACTGACTGGATCGTCATCAAGTCATCCGAACATGGTCAGAACATTCCCGCAGAATGGGAACTGTATCGTCAAGCACTTCGTGATATAACAAGCCAAGAGGGTTTCCCTTACAGCGTCACATGGCCCACTAAACCTTGAGGTAACACATGCTCGGATTTTCCCCATTAGCCTCTGCACCTCTCGGAGATGATGGGGTTGTCGGTGAGGTCGTTCACCTACTCACGGCTAGTCCTATTACTACGGGTCAGCCTGTTGTCGGTGCCTCTACTGTTGATCAGAACCAAGACCTTTCTGCGGAAGGCTTGACGGCAAATTCGCCTGTTATTGGGCCGTCAACGCTGGTCGAAGACCATGACTTAGCACCAACGGCTATCACCACAGGTTTGCCTATTGTTGGGTCTCCTTCGGTCACACTGGCGACAGTAATCAATGCTGATGACATTACCGCTGGTGCGCCTGCCGTTGGTTCTTCTGATGTAAGCCAAGAGCATGACCTGAGCCTTGTGGGTATCACGACAGGTGCGGCGGCATTGGGTGCTTCAGCAGTTGTGCAGACGCACATACTGGCAGCAGCAAATATAAACACAGCGCCTCCTGTTGTTGGCCCATCCAACGCGGTTATCACCGTTCACTGCGTTGCGGACGACCTGACAGTTGACGGCCCAGTTCTCGGCGATGCTACAATCGAGCAAGATCACGGCTTGCTTGCAGGCAACATCGTGACTGGCGCATCGCTTGTTCCGCCGTCGCAGTGCATAGTCACCTTCAACTTCGACTTTGACGGCGACGACATAACGACTGGCAACCCGCGTGTCCCGTCTATCTATGCAAACGCCAGCGTTCGGCGTCGGGTTCATGTATCTAACCCGTCAAACAATATCACGGTTGTGGCAATAGCGCCAAATTCTGCTATACTTCCGCATGTCGGCCCGAACGGCATTGCTGTAGTGGCATCGGCCCCAAATTCGGCTACACCTTTAAACACCACGCCGAACGGCGTCATAGTCCTGCAACCAAATGAGGCCGCTTAGATGACCTTCTACATCAAACAGAACGACACCAGCCCAGCGTTGTTGGCGACACTGCAAGACGCGGATGGCAACGCCGTCAACGTCACGGGCGGATCGATCCGCTTCCACATGCGTCAGATCGGGTCAACTGCGGTTGTCGTTGATGAGGCAGCGGTCATCGTCACGCCGCTGGAAGGAACTGTGCGCTATGATTGGCAGGCGGCTGACACAGCCGAAATTGGGTCGTATCAGGCCGAGTTTGAGGTCACATATGCTGACGCCAGCATCGAGACGTTCCCAAATGATGGTTACATCCGCGTCCAGATCATTGACGACGTAGCATAAGGGAAAAAGCATTGGAAACTCTCGACCTCTTTCTGAAATATATCGTTGTCCCTGTCGTCGCGTTTGTCTGGATGATCTACACCAAGATCAACAGCCATCACACCGAGATCGAGGTGCTAAAGACACAGGTCGAAGCAACCAAAGCCGCGCACGATCGTGAGTTCAAAGAGGTCAGATCAAACTTCGCGCGGGTGTTCGAGAAATTGGACGGCATAGAGGAAGCATTACGCAAATGAAAGTTAACAAAGCTGGCATTGATCTGATCAAAGAGTTCGAAGGGCTGAAGCTGGAGGCATACAAATGCCCAGCAGGCGTCTGGACCATTGGCTATGGCACGACGGCCCGTGCTGGCGTCGGCATCAAGCCAGAGGCTGGCATGGTCATCACTGAAGCCGAGGCCGAGTGGTATCTTGAGCAATCCGTCGCAAAGTTCGCTGCGGGCGTCGAGGCTGTCATCACGGCCCCCGTCGATGAAAACGAGTTCGCGGCAATGGTTTCTTTGGCATACAATATTGGGATGACGGGCTATCGGAAAAGCAGTTGCCTTCGCTGGCTAAACCATGGCGACAAGGCAAAAGCAGCAGCCGCGATCAAACTCTGGAACAAAGCTGGCGGCAAAGTGCTGGCTGGCCTTGTGCGCCGTCGTGAGGCCGAAGTCGCATTATTCTGGACGCCAGTTCCCGTCGTGCCAGCAGAGGCGCCACAGGGCCGCCAGAGCGCCGTACAGAGCCGCACGGTGCAATCTAGCGTCGTGCAGGGTGCCACAGCCGTTGGCGGCGCTGTAGGGGCGTTAAATTCGCTCGACGGCACTGCGCAGATCATTGCGCTGGTAGGCTGCTTTGTAATCGGCGCGTTGGCGCTGTTTATCCTGCGCGAGCGGATCAAGCACTGGTCGGCGGGCGTTCGATGACCCTGCGCCTGCAAATCTACGCGCTGGCATTGCTGGCCTTTGTCGCTGGCTTGCTGCACTGGCGGTCTGCATACGTTGACGCCAAGCTAAATGAGATGGCACGCAAGCAGGCAGAGGACCGCCTCGATGCTGCGCTTGAACGGATGGAGCGAGAGCATGAGATTGAGACGCTTGGCGATGTCGGCCTTGGCGAGCGGGCTGCTCGCTTCCTGCGCCCAGACGCCGACAAACGGTAATTACTGCGACCTTGCTGAGCCGCTCTGGCTCGGCAGCACGCAGACCATTGATACGCTAATGCAAGCGGATCGCGATCTGCTGGTCAACATTGTCATTCACAATGAGACGTGGGCCGACACCTGCCAGTGAGCCGACAAGCGACATCCATCGGACGCTCTGGCGAGTATTACGTCTGCTACCTGTTGGAGCGCGTGGGCTGTGAGGCGACCAGATCAGACGGGCGGTTTGATGTCGTCGCCGTGCGACCAGATGGTCGGATCATCTCAATTGAGGTCAAGACGTGCTACACTGCGCGAGGTGCGTCGGCAGGGTTCCGCATAGGCAACAGCAGCGCAGACTGGTTTGCGCTGTGCATCGACGGTAAGCACGGGCCGACTGTGCTGTTCGTGCGCGGCAACGATCCGCTGATGTCGCAGACGTTTGTCAGGGTCAAGACGGCAGACTTTACGCCTGCCGCGTTGACCGAGACGCTGCGCGAGTTAGCCGTTGGTGTCTAGTTCATAACCCAGCGCAAGATAGCCGCATCCGTCAACCGATGAGTCCCTGTGAGCGCCATTGCGCAGGCGGGCAATCTTGAGGCACGCCATCAAGTTGCAAACGTCGGCGGGTGATACACTGGTGCCGAGATATGCCGACCACATTTGCGCGATGGCCGCGAAGTTCTCCTGCGGCGTGCCGTAGTGCTTTTGACGCTCGCCGTTGATGAGCGTATCGGCCTCCGCCAGCACACCGCTGCGGGCGTTCCTGTGTTCGCTGTTCAATTCATTGTCCATTGTTTTCTCCTATTTATACGCATTGTTGGTATGGCGTGCAGATCATAAAATCTGTTTATGATTTGTAGATCATGGGGTTTAGTTCATCTTTTTCATTGTCCCAAGGCGTCGCTGGCAGGCTTACTGCGAACTTGCGTGGCTCTGGATGTGACGAAGCAGATTTGCCTCGGATCGTCACTGTTGTTTTTTCGTCTTGCATCGGTCTCTCCTTTTGCTATGGCTGTGACGTGGGGCGCTCAATGGCTGCAAAGCGATTGTCTGGTCAAAACGTGTCTACCAAATGCGCTGTCGTTTCGATTATCATTTTTTACCGCGCCCCACACGATCTCTCAAATATTAAACCCCTGCTGCCGTTTTGCTGACGTAAACTCGCGCAGGTCACGCATAGCAACTTGCATTTCGTTGACGATGTTTGCAGGTGCGTTCCGCCTGTAGCGATCATCTTGCAGTCGGTCTACTCGTCCGCGCAGGTAAGCCAGCACGGCGGCATCTGCTGGGGTCAGGTCTTCATCGGCCATTACAAGTCTCCTCTTGCTTCTTCAGTTCAGCTTCAGCAGCATAACGAGCATCAGCATAAGCATCCTCGGCAGCAGCATAAGCAACAGCACTAGCAGTATAAGCAGCACGAGCAGCATCATAAGCAGCTTCAGCAGCAGCACGGGCAGCTTTCAGGTCTTCAAGTTTAGTCATTCTATTTCTCCTCTTGCTTCTCCAGTTCAGCCTCATACGCATCAGCAGCAGCATCATAAGCACCCCAAGCAGCATCAGCAGCATCAGCAGCAGCATCACGAGCATCATAAGCATCAGCATAAGCATAAGCCTCGTAAGCATCGTAAGCAGCATCACGAGCAGCTTTCAGGTCTTCAAGTTTAGTCATTCTATTTCTCCTCTTGCATGCGGTCTGATCGACTGGCTGGGGGCATAGGTGCGCATGCACTGGGCGTAGGTCTTGCGCCCACCGAGCGGTGGCGTGGCCTCTGCTATGACGACCAGCGCCTCTCCGCAGGCCATCTGACTAGGGTATGTCATGCTGTATGTGTTCGCACCGATGTGGACGAGCAAGATCGTAGTAAGGGGCATCATAAATCTTCCTCCACTTCAAACCAATATTCTACCAAATTGCGCCGAAGAAAGGCGTGCTGTATTAGCCCGCGATTTATCAGGCTCTGCAATGCATATTTCACGCTGTAGCGGGTTGTCGGCAAATCAGACCCTGCGATGGCCTTTGTAACATCCGTTAAGATGATCCGCCGAGGCGAGATTGACTGCAAGTGCTGGAACGCCATGTCTCCGAGCGAGCGAGTGCCGTCTGACCTTTTGCCTACGTTGGTCACGATCAGCTTTGGGACAACCTGCAAGTGGCCTTCAGATTTCGCCGCACGCTGCATCGCACGCCCGATCAAACTTTCGTGCTTCGTGGCCAGCGCTCTGTCTAAGTTGAATGCGTTAATCATTGTCCGTTCTCCTCTGCGATCACGTCGCGCAATAGTACGCCGATCCACTCGGCAATGGTCAGACCCTCTGGAGCCGTCTTGTAAATCCACGACGCCTCGTCAAACGTGATGCTCGTCAGGATTTCCATTATGCTACCCGTGTTGCGGCTGTAGCGCTTGCGCAGGATGCGGTATCTGCCGTCCTCTGTATTGATACGCCCTGTGCGCTCGGAGTAAGGCTTCAATTTACCGTTGCGCATCAAAGTTGTCATGCGGCAAGCGACGGCAGTGCTCGTCATGCCAACCCCGTCCGCGATTTGTGCAATAGATTTGCCATCATTTGCTAGTTTGACGATTTGTTTGTTGATCGTGCGGGATTCGGACCCGTTTATGCCGTTGGACATTCTCATTCTCCCTCTGCGATAAATGCGTCAATGTCGATGGCCCAGAGGCACATTGTGGCACGCTGCAAATTTGGCCGCGCATAAACATCGGCACGCACGATCTGATTGCGGTTGAACATCGCCAGTAGGCGGTCACGCACTATCGTGCCGCTGGCTTCTAATGCCGTCGTGATCTCGCCTGTCGTCATGTATAGTGCGCCTTCGAGCAGGGCCATGATCCTGTCGTCGATCAGGGCAGATGGCGTGGGCCTTGGCGCTGTCTTTTCTGGCGCTGGTTGCTGGCCGCTAGCGGGGGCGACGTCCATTTGGATGACGCGCCACGGCGTCGTCGCACGCAGGGCTTCCGTGTTTTCAATGAGGACCACGTCATAAGTGTGGCCGACGGACATGCCGTCTGAACCGCCAGCACAGCGCATAATGTGGCTGGGAACGAACACCTGTGCGAACGAGCCGTCGTCTTGGCGCAGTGCAAAGCCAGTGTCGGTTGGGAGGCGGTTTGTGATCGTGATGGTTGCGGTGGTCATTTGTTTATCCTTTGGTTTTATTGATGATGGCGTAGAGTGCGCAGAGGCTGACGTTGTGGACAGCGGCTGCGGTGATGGGTCCGATGATGGCAGCGTCCGCAACTGCCTGCTTGAGTGCGTTATCCATGCTGCGCTGCCTCCAGACGTGCGATCTGGCGACGGTAGCGTTCCACCCGCTCGCCGTAGTCGGCAAGGTCTGCACTGACGTAGGATGGGCGCACGCCGTGGCCGTATTCAAGAAGCATATTAGCCGCCATTCTTTCCACTTGCTGGATCGCGCCTTGCAAAAATTTGATCTCGTCTTCTGTTGATCTGGTATTCATTGGTTGGTTTCCTGTTTACTGAATTGAGATGAAAAATAGTGTCGGGATGCCGAAGCAGATGATGCCGATGGCGAGCAAGCCGATGGCGTCTAAGAGCAAGTGTCTGATTTTCATGTTGGTCTCCTTGGGTTGGGTTGGGTGGGGCCGAAGCCCCGTTGGCTTAAACTTTGGCGAGCATTGCTTTTGCGCCGCGCTCTGCGGTCTTGGCGTTGGCATAGCTGCGGGCTGCTGGGTAGTTGCAGACGCGGCCATGCTGGCTTCCGTCGTTGTAAACAACCATGACGTAGAACGAAGAACCGTTTGCCGTGATCTTTGCTGCGTGGGAGCCTTTTGTGATTGTCTTTGTCATTGGTTCGTTTCCTTGGGTTAAATTGTTTGTAAGACCTTTTTAATCCGAACAGACCCTATTGTAAATATATATTTTGCACATTTGTAATATATTTTTGGCATGGGGTTGGTGGGGGGCCGAAGCCCCCGCTTTGGTTAAAGCGCTTCAATAAACAGGGCGAGTGCTTTGCGTGTCTCAAAACGCGCATTCTTGCGAAAGCACTTTCCGCAAAACTGGCCCTCGTCTGCCGCAGCAATCGCCTTGGCATCTATGCTGGACCCAACAACAATCCACTGATTGCAGTTGGCGCGGGCTGGCCCGTTTTCGTTCTGGGAAACTGCGTATGTTTTGTGAATTTTGCCAGTGTAGTTTTTGCCGATTGTCATCTGTTCGTTTCCTTGAGTTAATTTCATTTCGTAAGACCTTTCTACTCCGAGACGAAAACATTGTAAATATATATTTTACCCCTTTACGATATTTTTTTAATACGCTAAGACTGCCCTACAATATAGGAGAACGACAATGAAACCCAAATTGATCCAGTTCAGCGAAGAACATGCTGCAATCATCGAGGCCGCTGCCCAGCGTCTCGGCATTACGACAACCGCATTCATTCGCATGGCGGCACTCAACCAAGCGCGGGCCACCTGATGGCAACCAATGGCCGCAACAAGGGTGCAACGTTTGAGCGTGACATCGCAAAAATGCTGCACGACGAACTGGGAATCACGTTCAAGCGAAACTTGGACCAATATCGGGAAAGCGGTTTGAGCGACCTAATACCGTCCGATCCTGCCTTTCCATTCACGCTGGAATTGAAGCGCTTCGCTGGCGGACCCATCGGCGGGCAGAAGGCTTGGTGGGAGCAAACGTGCGTCGCCGCAAAGCGTGAAGGCAAGTCGCCTGCGCTAATCTATCGTTATGACCGCAAGCCGATCCGCTGCGTCGTGCCGATGGACTGCGTGATCGGCCATGAGACAGAATTTCTTGTCGAGATGGACCTCGACGCATTCTGCTATTTAGCAAGGGAGGCAATGGCATGACAATGTATACATCGGACACCATGTCAAACGCGCAATACCACGCCACAGACGCGATCTCGTCGTCGGCAGTGAAGACTGTCCACGGCAAGTCGCTGGCGCACTGGAAGGCACGCGGCGAGTTCAAAGGATCGAGCATATTTGACATCGGCAGCGTCGTGCATGATTTGGTTCTCGAAGGCGGGAAGAATAGCGTTCGCGGTCCCGCAGATCGCCGTGGCAATGGCTGGAAAGACGCATACGCAGAAGCGCAGGCCGAGGGCAAAACGCTGCTGACGGCAAGCGATTACGATCTGGCAAATGCCGTTGCTGGGTCGCTGTTGTTTCACCCAGTCGGCGCTCGGATGTCGGGGCCTGATGCCGTGAACGAAGCTAGCTTCTTTGCCGTCGATCCCGACACTGGGTTAGAATTAAAGTGCCGCCCAGACAGCTATTGCGACGGCGTGATATACGACATCAAAACCTGTCAGGATGCCAGCCCGACGCGCGGCGTGGCTAAAGACTTCCAGTCGTATGGCTACCCATTGCAGGCGGCATTCTATATGAAGGTGCTTCGCTTGGCAGGGTTTAAGGCAGAAAGATTTTTGTTTGTGCATGTGGAAAAAGTCGCACCTTTCGCAATAAGCGTGAATGAACTTTCAAAAGAATATCTCGAATGGGCAGAGGGTCAGGTTGATTTGACGCTTGTTCGGATAGCAGAAGCCAGCTTAAATGGGGACTATCCCACGGGCTGGCCAACAATCTCCACTATTGACCTCCCGCGTTGGCTCCAAGCCGACGAATTTAGCAACTGAAAAGGACGACAACAATGGCTAACACTGATTTCAAAAACTTCACACTTCAAAACCTCACCTTCGCCTACCCAAAGCTGGATGCCACATACAAATACAACTCGATGGCCCGCAAATCCGAGAAATGCCCGCAACGCGCACAGGGTGCGTCATGGTCTATCGGGTGGGAAATGAACGCGGCAGATGCTGCAAAGTTCGAAGCGGCACTGGTTGCGCACTACAACTCATGCAACACAGGCCAGCCGTTTGTGCGCGTATTTGGCGCAAAGAAGCTGGACAACGGCAACACGCTGTTCACTGCCAAGCGGGCAGGTGTTAACGGCAAAGGCGAGGAGAACAAGGCTCCAGAAGTCGTCGATGGGCAGAAGCGTCCGCTGGCCGATCTTGCTTTCTGGGGCGGCTCGAAGGGCAATCTGATTATCTCGGCACATCCGACCAACGATCCAGATCAATCCTACGGGGTCGCTTTGAAGATCGTGGCTATACAGGTCACAGAAGCGATTTATGGCGGTTCTGGCGTTGACAGCTTCGACATCGTATCTGACGGATCGAGCGCATTCGACACGACACCAGCATCTAACCCGTTTGCTGACATCCCGAAGACAGCGGGTTCTCCGCCAGCGAACTTTGACGATGAAATCCCGTTCGCTCCTGAGATGCGCGGGTAAACAAAGAAAAACCCTGCGGGCGGTAAGGCTCGCAGGGTTTAACGAAAGGACGGCCCAACATGCAAAAAAGGCTCGCAACATGAATATAGCAACCAATACTAACGCAAACAAGCGAAACGTGCTGCTCGCGCACGGTTCGTTTGACACGCTGATCGACAAGCCAGATCAGGAATACAAGAGCATCACGCTGGCAGAAATCGCCAAGATGGTTTCCGATCCGCAGGCCACCGAGAAAGCCGACGCTGCGTTTATAATCCCGTCATCTTACCGCGCCCACGATGGCCGCAAGCATTCAGCCCAGCGTGAGCATGGCGAATTTCATTATCTTGCGCTCGACATTGACGAGGGTTCACCGTCGCTGGTCGAGTTGAAAGATGCCGTTAAGCGGGCGACCGCCGACGCCACTGCGTTGATCTACTCGTCGTCAGGTGCCAGCGACGACAACCGCAAGTGGCGCGTGCTGATCCCGCTGCTTGAGCCGATCAGTGGCGCTGACTATGGCGACACGCAGTTGGCTTTGTTCAGCCTGATGGGTGAGCAAGGCATCACATGCGACACTGCGCTGGCGCGGGTCGGTCAGCCCATCTATTTGCCAAACGTGCCGCCAGCAAAGCGCGATGGGCATGGCCAGCCGCTATTTTACCATCAGGATCGGCATCGCGGTGAGGGCTATCTGGACGTGAAGAACAGCAGCATCTGGGGTGAGGTGCAATTCCGCCGTCAGCGTGCAGTCATCGCCGAGCGTCAAGCCGCGCATGAGCGTGCCGTAA